GTCGTAAACCAAAAAATAAGAATATAGACACTATAATAAAGAATGAAGAACAAATAGATAGTGATAAAGAAGTAATAATTGCATATTTACCAATAAATTTGGAAGATACAACTAAATCTAATATTTTTATAAAATCAGAAAATAATATAAATTATGAAAATAATTCAGAATTATCAAGTGAAAGTGTTGTAAATAACAAAGTAGATAGTTATTCATATTCCGAAAATCATAATTCAAATGGAATATATATTAATAAAATAAATGTTCATCAAATAAATATAACACAAAATACTAAATGTTGGTGGTGTAAAAATACATTTGATACACCAAATGTTGTATTACCTGAATATTATTTTGAAGTAACATTTTATTGTATTGGAAACTTTTGTTCATATAATTGTGTGAAAGCATATAATATTGATTTAAATGATAGTAATATTTGGAAACGTGAATCATTAATTAATTTAATGTATTATATGACATATAATAAAAATAAAATGATTCATCCGTCACCATCGTGGTTAATATTAAAAGAATTTGGTGGTTTCATGTCTATTGATGATTTTCGTAAAAATTTTGAAACAAATAATAGTGATTATATATTATTATGTCCACCATTAATTTCTAGACAAATGCAAATTGAAGAATCGTATAAAAAATCTATTGTATCTAATAAAATTGATAAATTATTTTATCAAGAAAATACGTATTCATTAAAAAGAACAAAACCAGTTGAAACTTCTCAATTAAATTTAGAAAAAACAATGGGATTAAAAAGAACTTCTTTTATTAAATAATTATTTATATCAATAATTATTTAATTAAATTGAATAAATAACATTAAATTCACTACAATTATTCTCTATAAATTCAGTAAATTTAGTATGGTCTTCTAATGTTGAATCTTCACTAGATGATTCTAAAATATAATTTGGAGTAGATTCATATTTTAATAAATAATTAAATTTAATATTATCACATGTTAAATTTAATAAATTTTTAATTTGTAAAAAACTATCTTTTGTATTTAATGAAAACTTTGTAACTATTTTAGAAATCTTATTATTAATTATTTTAGATAATTGATTAATAATAATTTCAGAATTATCATAATTTATTTTTATTAAATCATTAATTATATTAATATCTTCTGTTATTAATTCTAATAAAGATGTATTTATTTCTTTATCAATATTATATATTATTTTTTTCCAAAAATCATTTACATCTAAATTATTATTATAACACAATTTCTTTATTATATTTAATAATATTTTATTATCATTAAATGGTTTTAATAATTCTTTATGTAATTCTGTTTTATCTTTTTTATGGTCAAAGTAAGCCAAAGATAATTTTATATATGTAGCATCAAATATTTCTTCTACTTTTGCAACCATTTGTTTATTAATTGGTACTTCTTTTTTCCAATCATAAATTTTTTTTTTTCTAGTTGCATCATCATAAGTCATCATTCCTTTTATATTTGTATATTCAATTAATTCTGCTTCAATATGAGTATCTTTATGTTCAGTAAAAATTACTAATACATTTTCATTAATAATAGGTAACAAATTTTTATATATTGGTATATCCATATATTATAAATATGATTATTGTTTATATAATTTTATATACTTATACATTTATTAACTGTAATATTATTAATATCATGTTTAATATTAGGATGTTCTTTTAATATATTATTTAATTTATTATTATTATCATTTAATATATTTTTAAAATGTTTTAATTGTTCAATATATGTTGAATTATTATTATTTTTAGAAATTAATTGTTTAGTTTTGTTAACATTATTTATATCTGTAAATAGTTTACATTTTAAGTTTGTTGCTTCATCAATAATTTTTTTATTTTTATTATTTAATAAATTAACATTACCAAATGATTGTTTATTATTAGAAAATTTATGTAATGGAAAGCAATTACAACAACAACTCCAACAATAACATAAACAACATATTATTAATATAATAATATATGTTTCCATTTTATATATATATATATATATATTTTAAATTATTTTTACATTTTTATATTATTATATTATTATTTTGTTGTTGTAATTGTTGTTGTATAAGAGTTATAATAGTAATTATTAAATTTTGACTATTATTTAAATTATTAATAAGTCTAAGTTGTTGTTGTGGTAATAAGTTTGGAATTTGTAATTGTATTAACTGTATTAAATATTGAAGTGTTTGAGAAGATGTTGAATTTGATATTTCGAGTAAATTATGTGAAGTATCTTGTTTGTCTGCAGGATAAACATTAATTACTGTATTAAAATTCTTTTGTAAATTTATTAATGATATTGATTTTGATGGTAGGTTTTGTTGTAATTCTTGTAGGTCAAATTGTGATTGTTGTAGTTGGTATTTTTGTACTAAATTTTGTAGGTTTTGTTGGTAAGATGATTTATTATTTCGTGTTTGTTAAATTAATTGTAAATCATTTATTAGTCCACCCGTATTGTGTGTTTGTATTATTGATTAACATATTTTGTAACTGTTGCATTAATGTAGGTGGTTGTATTAGTTTAGGTGGTTGTTGTACTGAATTTAATATAATGTATATTTTTTCTATTGAATTTATTAATCCAATTATTAAAGTAGAATCATCATTATACGTAGGAGGAATTCTCATTTTATCTGTGATATTTTGTATATTTGTTTGCTGAATCATAGTTAAATTATTAAATAATGATGACTTCTTAATTAATTTTAAATCGGTAATATGTTGTTCTTTATAAGCAATTATAGATTTTTTTAGTAAACCACTTCTTAATTCTTTTAATTGATTTGATAAATAATTTAAAAAACTTGATAAATTTGATATATCTAGAGTTGTATAAGTTTCTTGAGGTTGAGGTTGAGCAAATAATTCATGTTTTGGTATTAATATAATTATAATTAAAATAATTATACCAATAATTACATATATATCATTTTGAGTTTCCATTGTATATATATATATATATATAATAAATTTAAAGATTTTTTTCAAAATAATATAATCCTTGTAAAAAAGCATCACATAAATCATCTTTTTTCTTTTGTTTATTTAAAAATTCTAACCATTCCGGTAAATGACTTATTAATTCTTTAGTATATTTTACACTTAATTCTTTAGTTAATTTATATGCTTGCGATTCGTTACTTGATTTTAAAATAATTAATTTTTTATTATCACCATCTTCAGCTAATTTTAATTTATTAGAAGGAGACATAAATTTTACTTTATCAATAGTTGATTCAGTATTATTTTTATCTATAATACCTCGTATTAAATAATAATCATATAAACTAATAGAAATACTCTTCATAACCGGATTTTTAAAACTTGGTTGATTTTCAATTAATACTATATTTGATTTTAATAAATGTTTTAATTCATCTAATTTATTAAATAATTTTAATTTAGTATCATCAAAATCTAAAGATGAAACTGCTTTATTTTTAAAAGGTTTAATTTTGTATAATTGTTGTAATTGTTTATATTTAGCGGTAGCATGTGTTTTACAAAAACATGAATCTAAAAAATTATATGATGCTTTTCTACCACATAAATTATCTTTTACTAAATTATTACATTTATTATCATTATTACAAATAAATAATTCATCAAAAGTTTTAAGTGGTTCACATCTTTTAGAATGAACTTTACAATAATAATTATTATTATAAATAAAAGAAGCTTTTAAATTACAATGACATTTAGTAAAATTACGATCAGTTAAATCAATATTATTCCAATCAATAATTTTTATTTTACCATCTTCTTTAGTAAATAAACAATAAGCAAGATGAATAATACCAACATCAAAGGATAAAATTAACATATTATAATAATAATATATATATTTATTTATATAATTATTATAAATTTTTTTCTAATAAAACATAATAATGATTAATATATTAAAAGGAGGGGAAAAAAATAATAATATTAAATTAGATGAAAATGGAAGATTATTTCCTATATGGATTATGCAAAATTTTAAAAAATATATTTTACCTGATATAATAAGAAAAGAAGGTGAAGACCCATGTAATGAAAAATTAGTAGATGAATTAACATTATATCAAAAATTTATTGGTTCATATTTAGATTATAGGTCACCTTTTAAAGATATATTAGTATATCATGGTTTAGGTTCAGGTAAAACAGTAACAGCAATAAATGTATATAATATATTATATGATTATACACCTAAATGGAATGTATTTTTAATAATAAAAGCCTCATTAAAAAATGATCCTTGGTTAAAAGATATTAAAAAATGGTTAAAAAAAGAAAACTATGAAAATAGATTTAATAATATTACATTTGTAAATTATGATTCTCCATATGCAGATCGTGATTTTTTAGATAAAATTAAAAAATCAGATAATTCAAAACCATTTTTATTTATAATTGATGAATGTCATCAATTTATTGGTAATGTATATAATAATATAAGTACAAAAAAAGGAAAAAGAGCACAAATAATATATGATTATATTCAACATGAAAAAAAAGATAATCCTAATAATAGAATAATATTATTATCTGCAACACCAGCAGCTAATAATCCATTTGAATTAGGTTTATTATTTAATTTATTAAGAGAAAATAGTTTTCCAAAAAGTGAAGCCATATTTAATGAAATATATGTATCTACTGGAAATTTTGCAACAATAAATATAAATCATAAAAATATGTTTCAAAGAAGAATAATGGGTTTAGTTTCATATTATTTAGGTGCAACACCCGATAAATATGCAAAAGTTATAACTCATTATAAAAATATTAATATGGAAACATATTTTGAAGAAATATATAATTTTTATGAATTAATAGAAGAAGAAAAAGAAAAAATTAGAAAAAGAATGAATAGGATGAGTTCTAATAATGAAATATCTACATATAGTTCTTATACACGTCAATCATGTAATTTTATTTTTCCAAAAATAAATGATAAAGTAGATGGTAAAAAAAGACCAAGACCATCGCAATTTAGAATTAAAGAATCGGATGATAATATTACAGAAGATTTAGAAGAAAATAAAAAACAATTAACAATAAAGTTAAAAAAAGAAAAAGAAGAATATTTAAAAATAATAAAAATATTTATAAATGAATTAATAAATTATTTAAAAAATATACATAGACTTGATAAAGAAAACAAACATACTTTACAAGATGACATAAACATATTTAAAACAAAATATAATTCTAAATTTACAAATTTTTTTAATGAAGAAAAAACAAAATCTAATTTATTTTATGAATTATATAAATGTTCACCAAAGTTTATAATGATAATATTTAATATATTAAAATCAAAAGGACCAGTATTAATATATTCAAATTATATTGAAATGGAAGGTTTGCAAATATTAAAAATTTATATGAGTTTTTTTGGATTTGTAAATTTTTCTGAAGATACAAATAAACATACTGAAAATGATTATTTTAGATATGTTGAATATCATGGATTAATTGATTTAGAACAACGTGAACTTAATAAAAAATCTTTTAATGAACCTGAAAATTTATATGGTAAAAATATTAAAGTATTTATGATATCACCAGCTGGTGCGGAAGGTATTAATTTATATAATGTTAGACAAGTTCATATTACTGAACCATATTGGACTGAAACAAGAATTGAACAAGTAATAGGTCGTGCTGTACGTCAATGTCATCATAAAGATTTACCTATGGAAGAAAGAAGAGTAGATGTGTTTAGATATAAAATGGTTAGAAAAAATGGAAAAGAAACAACTGATGAAAAGTTAGAATTAATATCTAGAAGAAAAAATAATTTAATATCTGGATTTTTAGAAGCAATGAAAGAAGTTTCTGTAGATTGTGAATTATTTAAATCTCATAATATGATGGCTTCTAAATATAGTTGTTTTCAATTTAATGAAGATTCACTTTTAGATGAATATGTTGGGCCTGCATATAATGAAAACTTAGATATTGATGATAAAATAAATAATGGTTTAAATTCATTAGAATCAACAACTATGCGTATTAAAGTAATAAAAATATCTGCGACATATAAAATATCAGAACATGTTTATTCAAAATCAAAATTATATTGGTATTATGATAAAACAAATGTAATATATGATTATGAATTAAACTATCCAGTAGGAAAAATAGCAGTAGATGAAAATAATAT